TGAATGGTGTTTTCCAAACACCAACTACTATCAATAATCTTGGTAATAACTATAAATTTGAAAACTCAAGTGGTATTTCTAGTGTAATATTCTCCGGTATTACTTCAGAAAATGGTTCTTACATTCAATCCGACTTTGATATTAATCAGAATCAATTACCTAGAGGTGGACTGATTGTTTCTCTTGGTTCAACCCCAGGTCTTGGATATGCACCACTTCTTGGAGCAAAAACACTTGTTGATATTGATGGTAGTGGTCAGATAATTGATATTGTTGGCGTTAATACATTTAGAAATCCTGTCTCTATTTCGACTGCTGCATATGACAAAGTAACTGGTATTATTGAAATAGAAACATCTACTAATCATAATTTGGTTGGTGGTGATAGAGTTCAACTTGTTGGACTTCACTTTACATGCACTCCTGCATATAGTGGAGTTACAACTACTATCTTCCCAGATCATGATCGTTCATTTGATATTGTTAATATTCTTTCAGATACAAAATTAAATGTTCAAGTTGGAACTAGCACTATTACTCACAATTATGTTGGATTTGGTAGTGTATTTAAACACTATAGTCTCAATAACGGATCTGGTTATAGAGATCCAGTTTCTATTGGTGTTAGTGACTTGTCTGGAACCGGTTCTGGTGCAGTAGTTACTGCTCAGGTTGGTGCTGGTGGAACACTCACATTTAGTATTGATTCACCTGGCACTGGTTATGGTAATCCAATATTAGATATACCAGAACCAACATATGAGAATATGGAAGTCGTCGGTGTATCAAGACTTGGAATTGGTGCAACTACAGAAACTGGTAAAAATTTATTAATGAATGTTACAATTGGTGCAGCAAGCACTAATGTTGGTATTGGTTCAACTCTCTTTGAGGTTGAATCCTTCAATATTAGAAGAAATGGGTATGCATTCCAAGTTGGAGACGTATTTAAGGTATCTGGTCTTGTTACAGCATCACATTTGAGTGAACCAATTTCAGACTTTGAACTTGAAGTTGTTGAAACATTTAATGATTCCATGTCTGCATGGTCTTTTGGTGAAATGAACTATATTGATAGTATTGAATCATTCCAAAATGGTTCAAGACAAAGATTCCCACTAATTTATCAAAATGAACTTTTGAGTTTTGAATTAGATCTTAATAATCCACTTTCAAGTCAAATCGACCTAAATGCAGTTTTGATTATCTTTGTTAATGGTGTTCTTCAGCAACCTGGAAGTTCTTACACATTTGAAGGCGGAACATCTTTCGTATTTGATCAAGCACCATCAGAGTCTGATAAAATTGATATTTTCTTCTATCTTGGACAAGATGGTATTGATGTTATTATTGTTGATGTTGATGAAACATTTAAGATTGGTGATGAACTTCTGGTTAAAAAACATCCAAATTTTGTTTTAACAGAAGATCAAGATAGAAATAGAACAATTTTTGATATTTTATCTGCAGATACACTTGAAACTGATCTTTATATTGGTTCAGGAATTAATGAAAATGATTTTAAACCACTTAGTTGGACTAAACAAAAACTTGATAAGTTTGTAAAAGGAGATATTGCTTATAAGACAAGAGACTCTATTGAACCAAGAATATTCCCAACAGCAAAAGTAATTGGTGATATTGATTTAGGAACTAATCAAATTTTTGTTGATAATGCACAATTCTTCACTTACGAAGATCCCAACTATGATACCTCAATTAACTCTTTCGAAGGATTACTTGTAGAAGGAGTAGATCCAGTTTCTGCTGCAATCACAGCAACTGTCGATACTTCTGGATCAATCAGTGCTCTTACAATCAATAATGTTGGTTCTGGTTACTCTGGTACTACACTTGATATTAAATTTACAGCACCTTTAGATATTGGTGTTGGTGTTGGTTCAACTGCTATTGCTACTGCAAATATTGTTAATGGTTCTGTTGATTCTACAACTATTACAAATGTAGGTCTTGGTTATTCTATTACTAATCCTCCCCAAGTAATTGTTGAAGTTCCTAAAGGTAAGCAAGAATTGATTGAACAAATTGTGAATATTGAAGGATTTACAGGTATTATTACTGGAATTAGTACAACTACGGGTAGTGGTGATTGTGGAATGGCTCTTAATATTGATTATGAGCAAATTCAATTTACAAATAATTTCAGTAATATTACTGGTTTAGTTGCAGGATATCCAGTTTACATCTATGACACCTCAGTTGGTCATGGAGTAACTACTGTCGATGGAAATGATAATTCTACCGTTGGTATCGGAACAACGTTCTTAGATGCTGTTTATATGGTGCAATCTGTTTCAAATTCTGGATTTAGTGGTAGGATAACTTGCAATATTCATGGAGACACAAATATTGTTGGTATCGCAACAACTGGAAATTATGATCCACTTAATCCTGATGCCACAATTTCCGTAGGTAAGTTATCCTGGGGAAGACTATATAATGCACTTGATGGTGTAACTAGAACTAATCCAATTTCAATAGGAGTAACTGGTCTCACAATTGATTCTGGATTATCTACGTTCCCAACAATTCAAAGAAGAGACTTTGGATTTAAGAGTAGTGGTGCATTAAGGGCATCTACTCCTCCTAACGTAAATAATGCAGACACAAACTCTTCTGGTTATCCTATATTATAAACCCCATATAAATACATAAAAAACATATAAGCAATGTCAGCTATTGTTACCGATCAATTTAGAATTCTGAATGCAGGCAATTTTGTCGAATCGGTCGAAAATACTTCCAACTCTTACTACGTTACTGTAGGATTACCAAATCCAACTATTACTGGATATGGTAGAACTTCAGACTGGAATACTTCTCCGCCAGCACCATTAGATAATCAAAGTAATAATGCACATGCTGGTGATGTTATATTATTTGGTAAAAAAATAACTTCTGCAAACGTTCGACGAATTGTTAGAAGAGTTGATTGGGTTGCTGGAAGTAGATATGAAATCTATAGAGATGACTATAGTATTGCATCTCCTTCACCTTTGACTAATGCGGCAAGATTATTTGATGCAAACTATTATGTATTGAATTCTGATTTTAGAGTTTATATCTGTATAGAGAATGGTTCTAGTGGAACTAATCCAAAAGGAAATGTATCACAAGATGAACCAACATTTACAGATTTGGAACCAACTAGGGCTGGTACTAGTGGTGATGGGTATATTTGGAAATACTTATTTACAGTTTCTCCAAGTGATATTATTAAGTTTGATTCTACAGAATATATTACTTTACCAGACAATTGGTTATTATCATCCGATACTCAAGTTCAAGCAGTAAGAGAATCTGCAAATTCAGATATTAATCTCAATCAAATTAAAACAGTCTATATTGACAAATCTGGTAGTGCCTATTCTACAGGATCGAGTCTAGAAATGGATATTATTGGTGATGGAACTGGTGGAAAGGTTAGGGTTGATGTTGATGGTAATGGTCAAATTACAAATACTGTAGTTACTGCAGGTGGAAAGAATTATTCATATGCTCTTGTAGATCTTGGACCAATTAACTCCAATATAACCGCCAATAGTAGTGCAAAACTTGTACCAATAATTCCTCCCGCTAGAGGACATGGTGACGATATTTATTTGGAGTTAGGTTCTGATAAAGTTTTAATTTATGCTAGATTTGACGATTCAACTAAAGATTTTCCAGTTGATACCAGTTTTGCACAAGTTTCTATTTTAAAAAATCCAACATCAGTTGGAACAAATAATATTTTTACAGGTTCATCTTTCAGTGGATTGAATTCTATAAAATTCTCATCTGTCACTGGAACTCCTCAAATTGGAGAAAAAATTGAACAAACTCTTCTTGGTAATGTAGGAAGAGCATATGGATATATTTCATCTTATGATTCTGAAACAAAGGTGCTTAAATACATTCAAGATCGTTCACTGTATTTCAACCAAACTACCTTAGATCAACAAGATTATGTTGGTATTTCTACTAATGGTAGAAATTATGCTTTCGAATCTAGTGCTAATTTGATCAGAGGGCAAACATCTGGATTTAGTGGTTCTATAGATCTTAATTTCTCTGGTATTACCACAAATCCAACGGGAAGTAAACTTATCAATCTTGGTGTTAACTTTACAGGTGGTATGGCTGTTTCTGAAATAAATAAAGGGTCAGGACAATTAATTTATCTTGATAATAGACCTAGTATTGCTAGGAACTTGAGACAAAAAGAAGACATTAAAATTATACTGGAATTCTAAAAAATGCCACAGAAGACTAACTTAAACGTAAATCCTTATTATGATGATTTTGATAAGGATGATAATTTTTACAAGGTTCTTTTTAAACCTGGATTTCCTGTACAAGCGAGAGAACTGACAGGTCTTCAGTCCATTTTACAGAATCAGGTAGAATCCTTCGGAACACACATGTTCAAAGAAGGTTCTATGGTAATTCCTGGTGGAATTACATGTGATAATGAATTTACAACTATCAAGGTAAATGAAACTCATTTGGGTCTAGATATTAGCATCTATCTTGATGCTCTTGTCAATGCTAATAATGGTAATGGAGTAGAAGTAAGAGGGCAAGATACTAATATAACAGCAACAATTAAAGGTTATGTTCTTCCACCAAATGAAGATGCTGATGAGATTACTCTTTTCGTAAAATATAATGCATCATCAGACGATGGAGAAACTGAATTCTTCGCTAATTCCGAAATATTAATCATTGAGGAAAATGTAACTTATGGAAATACAACTATAAATGCAGGTGATACCATTCTTTCATTAGTTGCAAATGATGCTTCAAATATTGGATATGCTGTAGGAGTTGCTGCTGGTGTTTATTTCTTAAGAGGATATTTTGTAGATGTTCCAGATGCACAGATAGTTCTTGACTTATATGATAATCAACCATCATATAGAGTTGGTTTTGAGGTTTTAGAGGAATTAGTAAATTCAGATCAAGATAGCTCACTGAATGACAATGCAAAAGGATATACAAATTTTGCTGCACCAGGTGCTGACAGATTAAAAATTAGCACCAGATTAACTAAAAAAAGTCTACAAGATTTCCAAGATACTAACTTTATTGAACTTGTAAGGATAAATGAAGGTGAAATTAAAAAGTTAGAAGCAAAGACTGAATATAATTTAATCAAAGATTACTTTGCAAAAAGAACATTTGAAGAATCTGGAAACTATGCTATTGATAATTTTACCGTAGATGTTTTAGATTCTTTAAATAATGAAACTGGTGGCGGTGGACTTTTTGCAGAAAATCAACTCACTGATGAAGGAAATACTCCTAATGAAGACTTGATGTGTATCAAGGTTTCTGCAGGAACTGCATATGTCAAAGGATTTGATGTGGATTTGGTTGGATCAACTATTATTGATGTTCCAAAACCAAGAACTACTCAAACTATTGCAGAGACTAGAGTTCCCTTTTCAATGGGAAGTTTACTTAAGATTAACAATGTTGTTGGTGTTCCATATATTTCTATTGGAACCCAAGAGGGACAAAATAATTTTGATAACGTAATTGAATTATTTGACGAAAGAAGAAATACTGCTACAACTAATGCCGGAACTGGTAGAAAAATTGGTGAGGGTAGAGTTTATTGGTATGGTGTAAGTGACTCAGCATATCAAGGTGCTACAACTTCTTGGGATTTATATCTTTTCGATATTCAGACATATACAGATGTTTACGTATCAAGTGATATAAGCAACAATGATGTAATTCCTCTTGGTTCTTATGTAAGAGGTCTTTCTAGTGGTGCTACAGGATATCTTGATAGTAAGAGAAGTGCTGTATGTATGAGTTTAACACAAACTTCTGGTGTTTTTCAAAGAGGTGAGCAAGTTATTGTTAATGAAATTGAAGAATATACTTTTGGTGTAACTGCAATTGAAGAATTTACTGTAGAGGATATTAAGTCTGTTTATCAAGATTCAACAAATCTTGATTCAAATATACAAAGAGACTTTATTGCAGATACAATTCTATTTGAAAAACGTTTGCCATCCTTTGGTCCCGCTGATAAGTTAATTGTAAGTGGTGGTAATACTGGTAAAGTTCCTGGAAGATTTTTTGCAGGTGTAACTGGAATTAAAACAGGTGCAGTATTAAAATATCAAAATGGGACTGGAACAGATCCAAACTTTAACGTTATTACTGCAATTAATTCTACTGGAGATGAAATAACATTAACAAGTCCAGACAGTGCTGTTACAGGTGTTTGTGATAATACTGTAACTAATGGTGAATCAAACTTCACATTGATGGTTCCAAAAATTTATAATTCACAACAATCTGGTCTTTATTCAGAACTTCCAAGATTAAATGTATCTTCTGTTGATTTATCGAATGCAGAACTAACAATAACAAAACAAGTCACTGGAAAGTCTACTGACGGTAATGGTCAAATTACACTCACAACTACAGATTTCTTAGAAAGTTCTGTTGGTATTAACAGTGTATTTTTTGAAGCATTTGATGCGGAGAGATATTCTATTCATTATTCTGATGGAACTACAGAAGATTTAACTGGTGATC